GACGGCGTTCATTCAAAGCATGACAAGTGCAAGCATGGCGCATGGATGTATGACGGGTGTGAAGATTGTGTGGCTGAATATGCCCGCGCCGCGCTTGGGGAGGGGAAGGAATGAGTGAGCCAGAGAAAAAGCGTTTCTACGTTATAGAGTCTCTTCGCGTTGGTCACTGGGTTGATGCTGTTGATAAACAGGACGCAATAGACGCTGTAATGTGGAAAGACAAATTTGACTTCGATGTGCTTGAAAACAACCGGATCATCAAGGTTCAGTTAGTTGACGATGCGTTTCCGTTTGGGGAGGGGAAGGAATGAGTGATTTAGTTGAACGGCTGCGGGATAAATGGCTGCACAGTGAAGAATATTGTTACGCCGCTGCCGACGAAATAGAGCGGCTGCGTGAGGCGCTGCAAAATTGCGTATACGCTTTACAGGCAGAAATTGGACTTTGTAGAAATGACACAACACCTTGGCGTAAGTGGTGTGTTTCCGTACGTGACAAAGCCCGCGCCGCGCTAGAGGAGAAAGAGTGATGAGCAAGACATGGGACATTAGCCACCTCACTGAAAACGACATGATCGTGGTGAAGGCTGTTGCCGAACATGAGGATGGGTCGGCAACCGTGGAATTGAGTCTTGGCGCCAACACTCTGCGCCTATTGCTGGAACTGGGATTCAAAACGCTGGTGACGGAAGCCATCAAATCAGGAGACGCGAATGGCGAAACTGAAGCGTAAAACCAACCATGCACAGATCAGCGTGCCACCAACGCCCGAACGCATGGCTAAGGCGGAAGGCTTTTTGCACGCCACCAAGGACGGTCCGTTCACCGTTCGCGATGCGCCAGTTGAGCGGTTACACGGCGCCAAGCGGCTGACAGACGCGGAATATAACGCCGCCACCAAGTTTCGCCACCATTGGCACAATGCCGGGCTGGCCGAACGCTTTGCCGTGCAGAATTTCATGGGCGTCGGCGGCGGGGCAGGGTGGGACATGATGCCAGCGTCCGAATACCAAGCCCATCATCGGGAACAATACCGCAAGGCCGTTCAGATGCTCGGACTCAAATTGAGCATGGTGGTGGAAGATGTGGTGTGCCGTGAGATGGATTTGTTCTCTGTCGGTCGCAAGCTGCATTGGCAGAATGAGGTGCAAGCACGCGCCGCTGTTACAGAGCTTCTGCGGTTAGCGTTGGATAAATTGGCGGAAGAATGGGGAATGGCTTGACCCGTAACGGATCATCACGCAAAATTCTCAAACTGGTTGATTTGCGCGCGGAGCCTGACGGGCTGCCGCGTTTTTTATTGGCATCATCATGGCACAACACAAGCCACGGGGCTTCTACAGCAACGTGCCGCCTGAGTTCGATGACATAGAAACCGCTGAGCTTGAGTGCATAGAGGCTTGCCTAGCGGGCAGATCAATTCAACCGATAGAGGCGGGAGGCTCAAATGACCGACGGTGGAGTATCGCCGGAGGCCCTTCTGGAGAGGGTATCAACCCTCAACCTCAAAGAAGTTATCGTGATCGGGGAAGACCCAAACGGCGGCGGATACCTCGCCTCGACGGTTGATGATCCTGATGAGGTTCTATCATTCCTCGTCAACGCAATCGTCATGCTGTCCATCTCATGCTTTGCCGAAGACGCTCAGAGTTTTCACTAAGCCATTACGGCCTCAAAGCCGTGAGGGACATGACCCGCGACGAATTGGCGACTGCCTTAGAAGACATGGTGTGGCGCTACGAATTGTTGAACGCGGCCAAACTAAACACGGGCCTCAAGCCCATCGAGACCACTGTAGAGACCGGTCAAGCGGTCTTGGAGGCCTTGTTTGCGGAGCCTGACGCAACTCAACCCATCGGTGCCGTTATACATCCCTGAGAAGGGTGCGGGCGGCGAGGCGATTGCCGTCATTGACTACAGCAAAGAGGACGATCTGCTCTGGGTCATTATCATGGATGACACGGGCGAGATTTGGTCCGTACCAAACGCTAAAGTGCGTGGTTTCAAGAATTATTCGATTGGGCGGACGCTCGACCGAGCCAAGCCCGACGATCCACTAGCCGCCTCTCCCTCGGCCTAGTGCGCGTCCCGCGTTGGACTCGGCTGGTTTCCTTCCAACTCAGCATACGCAGACGGGGTGAACTTGCGGCCCCGGCATCCGGTGAAATCCCGGCACGAATGAGGCGATAGTGGATCATTACTTTGAGCAGATCGAAGGGTGGTTCAACTTCCGCCAAGCTTACCGTGATGCTGTTGCTGAAGCGCCAAGCCCTGCCGTCTTTGTAGAGGTAGGAAGCTACAAGGGCCGCTCGGCAACCTTCATGGGTGTTGAGATTGCCAACTCCGGCAAGCCCATCACGTTCTACTGCGTGGATCACTGGAAGGGTTCGGACGAAAGCGCACACCGCGCGGACCCCGACCGCAAACGCCTATTCACGGTGTTTAAGGATAACATCGCGCCGCTCATCAAGGCGCATGTGCATATCAAGCCCGTCCGTTCGGATAGCGCCCAAGCGGCTCATCTCTTTGAGGATGAGAGCGTAGATTTCGTCTGGATTGACGCAGGCCACGACTACGACAGCGTGTCGGAAGACATTGAAGCTTGGTGGCCGAAGGTAAAAGCCGGAGGAACCATGGGCGGCGATGACCTTCCCATGGAAGGCGTCAATCGCGCAGTGACAGAACTATTCCCCGATGCCGAACGAGTTTCGGAAAGCGGATGGATGTGGTGGCGGGTGAGAAAGCCTGCCGCTTAACCGAAGTCGGTTAACCGATAACCGAAGTCGGCTTCAAACACTCACAGAAACGGACACGTTGACTCAAATTGAGCCAGCACCCGTCAAGAGAGCAAACCAAAATGTCAGAGAATAACAGAGGCCGAAAAGCTGGCTTCACGATGTCGCACGAACATCGGACTAAAATCGCAAACAGTAAGATTCTCAGTAGGTTAATCGCTTGCGCCGAGGGCGAGGTGGAGATGTCATCCACGCAGGCTCAAGTGGCGATTGCCTTGATGAAGAAGGTTCTGCCTGACCTCGCTACGACTGAGATCACTGGCGAGGAAGGCGGCCCGGTTCAAATCCAAATTGTGACGGGCGTACCTCGTGCAGAGGATTGAGATCGGCTACGAAGCTCGCCCTCAGTTTGTGCCTTATCACAGAAGGAGAACTCGGTGGGCGTGTATTGTCGCCCACCGTCGCTAGTGCCGGTAAAACGGTAGCTTGCGTGGCAGATTTGATTGATGCGGCTCTCCGGTCGGAAAAGCATGAAGCACGCTTTGCCTACATGGCCCCAACCTATTCGCAGGCCAAGGACGTGGCTTGGGGATACCTCAAGCGGCTAACGGCAGCGATCCCAGGCGTTGAGCAGCGTGAGAGTGACCTGACGGTCAATCTGCCGAATGGGGCGCGTATCAGACTTTACGGCTCAGATAATTACGACAGGCTGCGCGGCATCTATTTGGATGGCGTGGTGCTGGACGAAGCGGGAGATATGGACCCGCGCGCTTGGCCTGAGGTTATACGTCCTGCTTTGGCAGATCGTCAGGGTTGGGCCACCTTCATTGGTACGCCTAAAGGCCGCAATCAGTTCTTTGAGATTTGGCAGGCAGCGCAGGACGATCCTGATTGGACCACGTTGCGATTGCGCGCCAGTGAGACGGGCCTGATCCCAGAAGGGGAACTCGTATCGGCTGCGAAGATGCTCACCTCAGAGCAATATGAGGCTGAGTTTGAATGCTCCTTTGATGCGGCTGTGGTCGGTGCCTTTTACGGGCGCGATCTGGCTGACGCTGAGAAGGAAGGCCGTCTATGTGGTGTTCCCTATGATCCGGTCGCACAAGTTTGGACGGCATGGGACTTGGGGATTTCAGACACCACGTCCATATGGTTCGCTCAAATCGTCGGGCGCGAAATCCACGTCATTGACTACTACGAGAACTCAGGCGTCGATCTTGGACACTACGTTCGAGAGATACAGAACAAGCTTTATCTCTATGGGGGCCATCTGCTCCCGCATGACGCGCAAGCCCGTGAACTAGGGACGGGCAAGACGCGTGTAGAGGTGCTGCAATCGCTCGGCCTACAGCCCACGATTGTTACCAATCATCGTGTGGAGGATGGCATCAACGCCGCCCGCATGATGCTCAAGAAGTGCTGGTTTGACACCGGACGCACGGCCAAAGGGCTTGATGCGCTGAAGATGTATCGCAGCGAGTGGGACGATAAGCGGCAGACCTTCAACGCGAAGCCTGTCCATGACTGGTCATCCCATGCGGCAGACGCCTTTCGCTATCTGGCGATGGGTTTGGACATGAACGCAAACAATTCTGGTTTTTCATCGACGCGACCACTGCGCCGCGCGATTGCAGGAGTAATCTGACATGGGTGGTGGTTCCAAAGGCGCAAAGATGCGGCCCGAATTGCCTGTGGCATTAGCACCGTCTCCGCGCGTGTCGCCGGTTGAGCAGCCTAATCCGCCAGTGCAACAGAATTATGCGCCGTACTACATGCCCAACAGCGTTGAAGCGATGCGCCAGTCATTGCTGACGGAGAACGGGTCAATGCCGTTTGGTGTGCGCTCGCCTTATCGTCAGGTCACGCCTGATAGCTCTTATGCAGCCCCGCGTATGCCGCAGATGTTCAAGCCAAGCAATGCGATTGCGCCTAGCCAGAATGATCCTGTTTACGAAGCGCGCCTGCGTGAGCTTGAGGAACGTCTGGCCATGTCTGGTGGCGGCGATGGCCGCATGGATGGCGGCGGTTATGGCGGCGGCGGGGGTAACAACTGATGGCAAACGCTCTCCCCGCTGGCCTTGATGAAGTGATGAACGTGTTGGACTCGCAGCCGACTGGTAACTTTGATCCGTTGGCCGCCGCTGGCACAGGCAACTTCATGCCTGAGCAGGGCATGATCAAGGTTGGCATGGAAGACGAGCGGTTTGATCAGATCGTCCGTGAAGCCATTGAAGATGCGGTCATGTTTATTGACAGCTATGTGGCTCCTGTTCGTGAGCGCGCCTCGGCCTATTACGAGGGAAGCCCGCTCGGAAACGAGGAAGAAGGCCGGTCGCAGATTGTCATGCGTGAAGTGGCCGATGTGGTTGATAGCGTCAAGCCAAGCCTCATGCGTATTTTCGCGGGCGGCGATACGGTTGTGGACTATGAGCCGGTCACAAGCGAAGACGAGGAAGCTGCCGCGCAAGCGACGGACTATGTGAACTTCGTCTTTAACCAAGACAATCCCGGCTATCAGATCACTTACAATGCTATCACCGACGCGCTGATCCGTAAGACTGGCATCTTCGTCTGGTATCCCGACACGTCCTATGACGTGAAGGAAGAAAGCTATATGGGCCTGACCAATGAGCAGGCCATGATGCTTGAGCAAGACGGCGAGGTCGAAATCCTTGAAGCCGAGCATATTATTGAACAGGACGAGTACGGCGTAGCGGTTGATAAGATCAACATGCGTATCCGCCGCACACGCAAGGACGTTCGTATTCGTGTGGAGAGCGTCCCGTGCGAGGAATTTATCTGCTCGGTTGATGCGATTGACGAAGATAACGCAACCTTGATCGGTCGCCGCAAGATGGCCACCGTCTCTGAATTGGTTGCCATGGGCTATCCGCTTGAGCTTGTGACCGAGTATGGCGGCGTAGGCGATGCGTTTGATAACAACCTTGAACGCTTCCAGCGCAACCCGGCCTTGTCGCGCTTTGACGATGACAACTCCATGGATCGGGCAGCTAACCGCGTCCTTTATGTCGAAGCCTATATCAAGGTGGACAAAGACGGCGACGGCATCGCTGAGCTTCGCAAGGTCTGCACCATCGGTGGAAACTACAAGGTTGTGCATGAGGAAATGGTGACGGAGCGTCCTATCGCTCTGATCTGCCCATTCCCAGAGCCGCATACGCTGATCGGTAGCTCCTTGGCCGATAAGGTCATGGACATTCAGCGCATGAAGACCGGCGTGATGCGGAACATGATGGACAGCTTGGCACAGTCCATTCATCCGCGGACGGCTGTGGTTGAGAACCAAGTGAACCTTGAAGACGTGATGAACGTTGAGACGGGTGCTATCATCCGCATGAAGCAGGCGGGTGCTGTAACGCCGTTTGCTACTCCGTTTGTTGGTGCGGCAGCCCAAGGCGTTCTGGACTACCTTGATCAGATCAAAACGGCGCGCACAGGCATCTCGCAAGCCTCGCGTGGCCTTGACGCTGATACGCTTAGCAATCAGACGGCAACGGGCGTGGCTGCGACTGTATCGGCATCGCAGGACAGCGTTGAACTCATCGCCCGTAACTTTGCTGAGACGGGCATCAAGCGCCTCTTCAAAGGGCTGCTCAAGGCCATCATTCAGTACCAAGACAAGCCGCGCATGATCCGTCTGCGTGGTAAGTGGGTTGAAGTTGATCCACGCACTTGGAATGCTGCCATGGATGCCCGTGTGAACGTGGCTCTAGGCCGTGGTACGGAAGGCCAGAAGCTGGCAATGCTGATGCAAGTTAAGCAGGCGCAGGAAACTATCGTGCAAGCGATGGGACCAGCTAACCCGCTGGTTGGTTTGCCAGAGTACCGTAACACGCTCGATCAAATCCTGACGCTGGCTGGGTTCAAAGACACAAGCCGCTTCTTCAAGGAAGTAGATGAGCAACAGGCCGCGCAGATGATGGCCGCCAGCCAGAAGCCTGATCCAGCGCAAGTGTTGGCCCAGATCGAAGCGCAGAAGGCGCAAGTTGATATGGCCATCGCGCAGGACAAAGCGCGTCTTGAGTGGGAAAAAGCCAAGCTGGCCGATGACCGCGAACGCGACAAGCTCGACGCTGAGATTATCCTCAAAGCGGCAGAGATTTACGGCAAGTATCAGCAAGTCGTGGATGTGGCGCAGATCAAGGCTGACATTGACCGTGATCGTGAAGCGATGCGGCAAGCGCAAGGCATGATGCGACAGCAGGCGATGTCCGGTTCTATGTCCGGCACTTCTGCACCAATGCCGCCGCCCCCTCCGCCGCAAAATATGATGATGCCGCAATAACATGAACATCGAACACATGACCGCCCAAGAGCGGTCGCGACGGGCCAAAGACCTCTTGGATGACCCGTTCCTTCAGCATGTCTTGAGCATGATGGAGCAAGCTTACATCGAAGCGTGGAAGAACTCGCCGCGCGAAGATTGGGATGCGCGAGAATTGGCCTATGGCCGTCTCGCCGCCCTGCAAGAGTTTCGTGCCGACCTTCAAAAAGTCGCCACGGAATCCGCGATCAATGCGTTCAATCGCCGGTCGCGTGAGGTCATATAAGACCACAAACCCAGACGGGACTTTACATCCCGAAAGGACCAACAATGACAACCTCCGACACCCCGCAAGGGACCGGAATCCATGAGGCTGCCTCACAGATCGAAGCCCTCTTGACCGGCCCGACCGACAATCAAGAGCCTGAGACTGAGGAAACCTCCGAGGCCCCAGAGGCCCAAGCGGCGGATGAACCCGCTGAAGCTGAACTCACCGAACAAGCTGACGAGGACGCTGCCTCAGATGAGCCGGAAGAGGAAGGCGATCAGGCTGACGAAGAAGCCCAAGGCGAGGAAGAACAAGAACACACCTACACCGTCAAGTTAGACGGCACGGAGGTT